TTCTTAGAATCTTCTTTGTCGTAATTGGTTCCAGTAATAACATTTACGCCAGGCTGAAAATTAATAGTCACCGGTGTTTCCCCGACAGAAAGGAAGTTCTTAATGCAAAGAGATTTAAAATTAACTAAACGCACTATTTACAGTATAGAGGATTTACCAATAACATCCACCTTCAATATTTTTAAATTTTTCTGGAGTTTCATTTATAGATGGGCGTGTCCAGTGTTCATTATAAAATATTTTTCCAATATTTCCACCATCCCATCTTCCTCCCTTTATACCAAAAAGTAACTGCAAAGGTCCTCCGAGATGAATACCTTTTTTACCACTCTTACGAGCATGGGCTATTAAAGGTAAAGAAGATGCTCCAGTACCTGTTAATACAACATCGTAGTCTAAATTATTCATTTGTTCTTTAATATCATTAACCATCTCTATCCAAGAACTATATTTACTTGGTTTATCTATACCCGGGGAATGTTGATGTTGTATTGTTAGAAGTTCAAAGTCCGGTAATAAACGAGTGTCTTTCCAAATTTTATCTTTAATTTTATACTGTTGTTTTATTGTTTCTGTAAAAGGTGAAATTACTAAAACCTTTTTATCTTTTAAATGTTCAGTCCACGGTGCACCAAAATAAAAAGGCTCAAGACTTTGTAAGTCTATTAATTCGCAATTTGAAGAATTCTTTTTTATAAAACGAGCTTCAAAGTCTAAATTAAACATAGACCACCAAGCTAAACAGTCAATGTGTGGTAGGCTATCTACTATTTCATTAATAAATTCAATACGTGCTTGTTCAGTTTGTGGAAATACCCCGGTGTTTTTGTATGTTTCCTCTATAACATTTGGCGCCCATTGTACAGGTCGATTTTTATGTTGAAAATAAAAATAGTTATAAATACATAGTAGTTCGCAGTTACCAATTTTGCCAGCTGCAAACGGTTTATTATCTTTAAATTTTTTATAAAGATAAAACGAGCCGGAAATTAAATCTTTTTTTTGAAAGTTCATTTTTTATCGTAACTGTATTTAAAATTTCTGCTACTTGCATTAGTAAAAGTATGATTTTCTTGAGATGCATCTAATGTATCAGGGAATTCAAACTCCATATATTTGTCAATATAGTGTATATCCAAATTATGTCTTTCACAATTCACCTTCATGATTGTTTCGGGATGTATAATATTTTTATTAAGATATTCAGTTAAATGTAAAAAAGTATCTGCATATTTGTCGTATATAGAAGGATTTGCTATTGCAAATAGGTCCGTTACTCCCTCAAACCCCCAACATCCAGGAACAATAAGCTTGTTGTTTAGCGCATACTCAAAATCAATTTGAGGTATACTGCTTTTATAAAAGCAATCTGTTCTACTTCGTATTATGATATCATATTGTATATTAGTTTTTTTTCTAAGCTCGTTACACATATATATGTTGTAATACATTGAACAAACGTTAATTTTTTTGTCCCAATTTAGTGGAAGAGCGTTTACAATTTCGGTGTAGAAATTATTATCGTTTATAACAAAGTCTTTTGGTCTATATAAACTTAAAAAATCTTTATAATTTTGTTCTTTCCCTTCGACGTTCTCCGCACCATAAAAAAATATATCACAATCTAGTTTTGATAAAATATATTTTTTTGTATAAGGGTACGTTTCCTTAAAACATCTTAAACCACCTGAAAAACAAATAGCAACTTTCATATATTAATATTGTATTATATAATCACTGCAAATACCATAACACATATTTACATCACCGTTGATACCCTTTTCAGGTATCACGCAGATACTTTGTTCAATGAGAGGTGAGTTAATATTACACCAAATATAACCATGACTTGTTAAAGTGTATACATCTTTATCATGCCAAAAGCAGTTTATTTTTTTATTTTTTCTAAGTTCAAATAAAGCTTCTTTATTTTTTGCGTGGCACCATAAGTTACCATTTAACAAGAAATTGTAGTCAATTTTATATTGAGGTTTGTCATGCCCTAAAAACCATTCATTATTAATATACCATATATCTATTTCTGTATCAAACCCTTCTTTTATAGCCTGGTTAATATATTCTGGGTTATTTTCACTATCCGGTTTTGAACCGTTTAAATTGCCCCGATGGGAAATTAATTTCATTGTTAATTTTTATAATTTTCTAAAAATGTTTTAAGGTCTTCTGGTGTACCAATACCCCACATTTTATTAACATTAAATGTTTTAATTTTTTTATTATCAATAATCGCCTCATTAAAAACCGGGCAAACATAAAATTCATTGTTAACGCGAATGTTTTTGCTAATCATTTGTTCAGCGTAGTGTACGAAGTCTTTTCCATGCTTCCAAAAATAAATACCTACTGTAGCAATATTTGATATTGGATTTTTTTCAGCTACTTCAGTAACAAAACCCTGTTCATTAATTTTAGCATAGGACCATTTAGGGTGAGTGGATGTAAACGATAAAATACCTCCGTCTAAATTTTGTTCATGCATTTTATACATAAACTCATTTGAATTCCATTCTACAAATTGATCTGAATTCGCAAGTATTAAAGGATTTTCATTATTAATAAACTCTTTAGCTAAAAGAACAGTACAAGCTGCTCCTTCTGTTAAACCGTCTGTTTCAACTATTTTACAGTTTGGTGCAATTAAACTTAAAACCGAATCAAGATTATATTTTACTCTATGTTCTTTGCGCACTACAAAAATAAAATTAGCATCAATATTTAAATTTTCTACAATAGTTTGTATCATCGGTCTTCCGTTAACATCTATGAGAGGTTTGGGGAATGTATAACCTGCCTGTTCAAAACGGGACCCTGCTCCTGCCATGGGTATTAACACATTTAATTTATCATCTTGCCATTTTGGTATTAGGTGCATACTGTTGTCAGATATATATTTTAATTTAAATTTTTCATATGTCAAATCGTTTGTATTTTTTACTCTAAAAATACTAGCTCTGGTGCGTGACGCACCCAATAGCCCGGGAGGAGAATCCTCTATAATTAAAGTTTCTTCTGGTAAAACTCCTGCTTGGGCCATTGCTTTCCAATACATTTCTGGGTGTGGTTTTGAATGTTTTACGTCTTCATTAGAAATAATAAAATTAAAATACTCTATAATGTTTAATTTCGAGAGTGCCAATAAAACAGAACGTTTAATAGAATTTGAACAACACGCTATTAAAACATTTTCGTTTTTTAAAAATTCGAAAATTTTTATAAGTTCGTTATTAGGTGCAATTTTTCGAAATTCTTGAAGAGTTGTTTCTTGTTTTTCGTTCCAAATTTTTTTATGAAGTTCTTTTTTAAGTTGTTTGTTTGAAGTTAGCAAGTCGAGTTTTTGATATGTTTTTAAACCATCGTAGGTATGTAAATGTTCTTCTAAAGAGATAATAAATTCTTTTCCAGCACAATTTGCAATAGCATTGTTAAGGGCGCTGTAATGTATGTGTTTGGCGTCTACTAAGACACCATCTAGATCAAATATTACTAATTTATATTTCATCCTTTATGAATATTTACATATAACTCTGAATTATTACAACAATAAATAGGTGTTTTACTATAATGTAAATGTGTAGTTAAAATGCGTTCTCCGACCATAGAAGGTGGTTTGTAAGTTGCCCAATAAAATTCTAATAAATCAAACAAACCGCTGTATATATTCATGAGTTTACTGCTTCCTAAAGCAAACTGATCGTTGCAAATTGATATATTATCAAACATAGTTTGACCTAGACCGTAATAATAGATTTTATTTTTGTCGATTAAAGAAAAATTGAGGTTGTTCTGTAAAATGAGATCTGTTCGGGCTCGAATAACTAAATCATATTCAAAATTATTTTCATTTTCATACGCACATTTTAAATTGTTAGCTTGTTTAATAGAGTAAAACATCGATAAAACGTTGTTAGGAGCTATTAATTCAAAATTAGCGCCTTTAAATGGTTCCAACGAAAATTGCTTTGGAGGCTCAAAAAAAGTTTTTTTTGGTTTGTATAGCTCAATTACTTTTTTATCAGCATCTTTTTCCCATTTATGAGATCGATTATAAGGTATACAAAAATCTATATTTGTATCAATTAGCTTTTCGTCAAACCAAATATGAGCAAAAACATCAACGTTATATTTTGATATAAAATTTTTAAATAGGGCGTCAAAACCTATTTCTAAGTAACGAGGCTGTCCTGATAAACATAATGCTATTTTCATAATGCATCTATAAAAACGGTTTTAAACTTTTGCATAACTGTTTCAGGTGCAAAGTCTTTGTATGCATTCCAGTCTTTGTCAGGTTGAGGTGTAAAGTTATGAAAAATATTCATAAGCGTATGGCTATCTGTATAATATATTCCCTTGTCTTTTAAAGTAAAAATATGATTTTTTTCGGGAGAGTTATAATATGTTATAATAGGTTTATTACATATTGAAAATTCCGATACTGCTGCTCCGAATGATTCTCCTTCAAGACGAGAGTGTATCATTGCATCACACGTATTAATAAACATTCTTTTATACTCTAAGTCAGCAAAAGGCTCATGAAAAATAATTCTTTCATGTTCACAGAAACGCGGAACATTTGCTAATAAAAAATAAACATTATTTTTACTGTTTACAAAATTTTGTATAGTGTGGTTAACAAAATCAATATTCCATGACCCGTCGTTACCAGTTCGGCCAAATACTATTGCATCTTCAGGTATATTAAATTTATTACGTAAATTGATATTTGTTTCCGGTAAATGAACCATATATGGCACAAATGAATGTTTATTTTGGGATATTGCTTGACTTAACCATTCGCTCACATACGCGTAAACTAAACCATGAGGGTCATTTTGACATCCAACCACATGTATAAACATAGGTACATTATTAACATATCTCCCATCATTGCGCAAACCGCATTTTTGTATATAAAGTGCATCTATTTTAAGATCAGCACAATATTTTTCGAGTGCTGACATGTTTTCTTTCCCGTCTAATTCAATAACTTCTAAATGCTTTTTAAATTTTTCTTTTGCTTTTGGATGTGTGCGGTGGTCGTTTTTATCGCAGAAAAAGTACGATTTATTACCTAGTATTTTTTCATTATAAAACGCATAATCAAAACAACTTACCCCCGTCCCTAAAATATCTAAATGTGGCAAATAAAACCCAATTTTTTTCATACAATATATTTGTAAAAATTATCTCCGCAAACTTTTTGCAAAAAGGTAAACCTTTTTTTACTCATTAAATCGTGCAGTGGTGCAGGGTCATAATTACATTCTAAGCTAATTAAATCAAAACTATTTTTTGTAAAATCTATACCTTCTATAACGCTAATTTCGCTTCCTTCAGTATCAATTGATAGATAATCTACATGTTGAATATTATGTTCTTGTAAAACATCTGTGAGTTTTTTACATTTTATTTTTAAGGTAGTAACTTTGTCCCCGTGTTGTTGTGTTTCTCTTTGAATCCTTTGTACATGTTGTGGATCATATTTAGATACAAGCCCGCTTAACATTTCAGCATAACCTTCTATAGACATAAAGTCAAGATCATCATTACTATCGCTTATAGCAATATTTAAATTTATTGATTTTCTATTTTTATTAAGTTTTTCATACGCAACAGGGTGAGGTTCTATACATAACCCCGTCCAATTGTAATTTAATTCAAAACACAAGGAATTACTCCATGTAATACCATCGTTTGCGCCTATATCTACATACACACCATTTACTTTTCCATTAAAGTACTGAGCTGCAAAATCAGAAGGCTGAGGTCTCGGTACATTACCATCGCTATATAAATTCCGGTATTTTATATCTGTATATACATCAATCATAATATTAACTTAATTTGATTTTTAATTTTAATCAAAAAATTTATAGGGTAATTTGAATCTGTAAATAGCGGCTCATTTTTAATTTGTTGATATAATGAAGGTGTATTTTCAATTTCTAAAATCGCATTAACATATTCATCTATGGTAGAGTAATCGTTTAAATTTAAAAAACATTTTTTATTAAAATCTTCTTCACATCGTTTATCTGTATAATAAAGCGGTATACATCCTGCCGCCTTAGCATGAATTATTTTTTCAGTGTAGTATCCTGGATATGTGCCATTTTCAAAACAAATGTTAAAACGATAATTTGATAATAAGTTTATTTTATTATCTTCTCCGTAAAACCAAGTATTGTTTTTAAAGACATGTCCAAAACCGTGTACCCCTTTTTTGGGATTTAATGTTTTTAATAGTTCTTCTCGACGATTAGCAAGATGATTGTTAACTATAACACAAAATTGAGGTTTATCTTTATTAAAAAAATGATTTTTTTCTGGTTCAGTTAAATACTCGAGTGGTACGACGTATTGAGGATTGCCATAATTTTTTTTATTAAAAAAATCTATTTGAAGTAGCCATAGTGGTATGCGAATATTTTTACCGTTGTAATCTTCAAAATCAAACGTAAAAGAATAATCGCAATCGGTGTAATTTGGTCGTTTGTTTTCTCCTGTGTAAAAAATTTTTTTTGTTTTTGAGCGGTTGGTGTTATGGTGCTGATTTCCGAAACACGAATAAATTAAAACATCTGTACTATCTGATAGTGGTATTATTTCAATATCATAAAGGGTTTTAAATAAATCAGTGAAAAAATTATTATGTGGGTCTACTCCATCCCAAAAGTCAGAAAAAGACAATTTCATATTATTGATTGTTGAGAGACCCTTTAAATTTTCCTCCGTGAGAGCCTTGATGTATGCCCGGTTCACCGTAACAAGATTTTAAATTTTCTATTCGAATAATATCATTAATTTTAAAATCAGTTGCCATTTGATTAGAATTAAAATGCTTTAACATTGTATTTGCTGTTTGTATGGTAGTTATATAGCAGTGTGTACATCTTGTTAAAAACCCTGGTTCCCAATAAACCTTTTTGTCGGGAATAATAGAACTAGGTTTAATATCGCAACATATACCTAAAAAAAGCAAATCCCCTTTTAACTCTTCAAATTCTTGTAAACAATCTTTTAAATGTTCATTAAAATTATCAGGTAAAATTGCATCATCTTCTATAATAACTGCATATTTATAATTGTTTTGTATTTGTTGTTCAAAACAATACTGATGTTTCAAATATAAAGAATATTCTCCTAAATTGCGGAAACGAGAATTTTCTGGTTTTGTTAAAGTTTCGGGTAAAAAATCAGTTACCCATTCAACGTTTAAATTAAGAAAAGAAAATCGTTCTTGCAAAAAAGAATAACGATCGGTTAATGGTAGGTGATGTAAACAGAAAAATTTTATGTCGAGCATATTAAATCTCTATAGTGGGAAAATGTAGCTTTGTTTGATGCTTTATTAAGAATAGTTTCATAACTCGAATCTAATAACTCAATTGTGACATCGTTAAATGAATTAACAATTAGTATAGGCAATTCATAAAAATATTCCATAGCAATATTTTTTTCTATAATCGGTATAACCCCTAAATATATTGCTTCCCATATTCTATGGCAATCAACACTATTACCCGGCGGGGAAATAACATACTTATAACTTTTAAGTTTTGTTAGGTAATCTTTAAAAGAGAGTTTATGTGTTTCAATATCAATAAAAGGTTTATTTTTAATGGTGTCGAGAATTTGTGTTCTTTTATTGTAATTAGTTGATACTTCAAAGTTGCTATAACATAAATGTGTTTTAGGTATCTCTGTGTTTATAACTTCTAATAAAATATCTTTATTACCGTGAGGCCATTTTTCGTTTGCTATACCTATAGGTACTGGCTGAAGCTTTGAATGCTGAATTTGACAATTCATACCGTACCATTTTATAAGTCGTTTATCTTCTAATAAGTCTAAATTACCGGAAGGACAAGGTCTATCTGCATTATGTGTAATAAGCTTAAACTGATAGCCTATTTGAGATAAAACCTTTTGCTTAAAAAGTTCTATCCAGTCAGTTTTGAGAAAAATAATTTTAGGTTTTTTAGATATATCTATATAAGTTTTATCTTCATCAAGATAATCATCACAAATGCGTTTAAAACTATCTCCAGAAATTATTTCTTCTTTAGTCATTTACAAATTTTTTTAATTTTTTAGAGTGTATATGCAAATTGAGAATAGGTATTTTTTTATTGTTAAAAATAATATATGGCCTATTTTCAAATATAATTTGTATTGTTTTTTTAGCAATTTCTTGGCCAACATAGTGGTGTTGACCATACCATCCTTTTTCATCCCCGTTATTCGTACCACCTAGATATTGTCCATACGAAGCTCCATCAAATAATACATTCAGTTTATCAAAATTGTCATTACCGGTACCTAACGGTAAAATAGGTAAATAGTCTATAACACCTTTTGTATGGGTGTGAATAAGATCTATTAAAATCATTTCTGAAAGATGATCGTACTGTGTAAATGTTCTTACGATATTTTGTCCTTTTGCAAATAAGCTCTCGAGACGATTAATAAACTGTTCAAAATTTGTAAGAGAGTTACAATAAACAAATCCTGCTGAACTACAAAATGGACCAACTCTTGTAAAATATAAGGAAGGAGGTAATTGTTTTAATTCTTTTAAATCAGAATATATGAGGTTATCGTACTCTAAATGAATAAACTCATTAATATGGTTTTGTTTACAAAAAAGAAAAACAACGTAAAGCCGCAAAAGTGTAGTTAGCCAAAACGGGTCATTATAAAGAGATGGAAACCCCTTTTTGCATTTTTGATAAAATGATTCTAATTCTACTTCAAAATTATTTTTTATATCAGCATTAGTTATTAGTATCGGCGTTTCTTTTAAAAACTTTTTACTTTGTTGAAGACTTATTTGCGCAAATTCTGGTACACCTGTATAGGTGTAGTTAGAGGAATTTAATTCTTTTGAAAAAGAAAAATCGTTAGGGTTAAGATGTACGTATATAGATTTCATATCTTCCAAGAGTGAAGAGATAATATAGATTTATCGGAATTTTTATTTAGTTCAATTGTAGAAACAATGTCTTGTTTTGTCCAGGTTTGACCTTGGTTCAAATCTCTTCCGCTATTTTGTTGTTCTAAATGCTTAAAAACATATAAATTGGGGTAGAATGTATTACAGAAATTAGCGTAAGTTTCATACTCTGAAAAATGAAATGCAACGTTAGTTTTTGGGCCAATAATCTTTAATAATTCGGTAGGAGATTTAATACCAGTATGGTTTAAAAACGTCTGAATAATATTTTTATTGAAGAGTCCTAAATCACCAATACCGGTATGTTCAAGAGATTTATCGAGATTAAAGAACTTCTTATTAAAAAGAAAATAAGGAAAGTGATTTTGCTTCCAGCCATAATACCAAATTGGAAGTTCTTTTTCAAAAAGAGGAAGATCTTTTATAATAATAGTATCTGCATCTAAAGCAAAATAGTATTCTGATTCACTTTGATTAAAAAATAGTTTTAAAAATTGTTGATATGTCCAGTTTGGTCGAAAAGAAATAAATGATTTATCGGGTACGTCTAAAACATCTTTGTCATTGATATATATAATATTATTATCGGTTATTTTATTAGTAATAGTATGTGGGGAGCAAACAAATATTTTTTTGTGTTTGAGATGTTTATTAGCGTACCCAATAACATAAGGGAGTTTTATTTCGTCTTTTGGAGCAACTGGTATAAAGAGATCGTAGTCTTGTTTTGTAGTTACTTGTAATTTGTCAAAGTTATTACTGACAAGCTGTATTTGATTTAATTGACCGAAATGTTGTTTTTCTAGTTCTGCTTCATTTAGAAATGGTTGATACCATTTGCAGTTATTTACTGTAGGTCGTTTAAGAAGTATATTTTGTACATAGCTAAACCACATATGACCTATTATCATATTACGTTTAAAGATGTCTTCATTATAGTAATTTTCAATTGTTTTATCATTCGATGTACTGCTATGCTCAATATGAAAGCACACTGGGGGTAACTTGTTAATGTTTTTACATTTACACAATAAATTAAACATTGTAGCAAAATATGTATCCCAATAGAAACGTCCTAAAATTAAATCTTCAAAGCTATTACGAATTTTAAACCATGTTTCTTTTTTAACTAAAAAAGCATCGAATCCATGTACAGAGTACGATTCAAGCTTTGGAATATCGCTTAAAGAGTCTATATCAAAAATATGCATTCTTGATATAGGGTAACATTCAATACCACTTTCTATTTCTTTAAAGATTCTATTAGATAAAATAATATCGTTGTTTAAGAAAAGAAAATAATCACAATCTGTATTAGCTAATACGTCAAAAATTTCTTTAACGGACGGTAATTCTTTTTTATTGTTATCAATTTCTTGTTTGCGGAGATTATATTCGTTTATTAGCCCTTCATGTTGAAAGTAATCATGAATTAAATTGTTAGATTTTTTTGTGAGTTTATTAAGTGTGGTGAAGTTTTTATACTGAATATTTTCGTTTTCAAAACAAACATTATATAAAGTTATGTTATCATTTTTAATCTTTAAAAGAGAATCAATACAAAACTTTTCTCTTTTTTCGAGATCTTTATACTCTTTAAATCCGTTAATGCCTATAGAAATTTTCATAGTTTAAGTTTTTTTAGTTTAGCAATTACTTCTTCTTTTTGAGTATCAGGTATCTGATTAACCATCAATCCATGTTTTTGAATAAAATATTGCCACTCTTTTTGTATTCTTTGTTCTCTAGATCCGTCAGGCCTATTACCTTGCAATCTCGAAACAGCATTTGGGTTGTTTTGTATCAAATTATCTGAATTAGTAATGTCAGCAAACCACCAAAATGGAGCTGCATAGTCTTGTTGGGCCTCTCTATAAGCCATATCAATGTCCCAGGGATCTCGGTAATTAGTATCGTATAGTCCCACTTTTTCATAACAAGATCTGTGATGATAGGTAAACTCATTACACATATTTTGAAAGAACGATATACTAATGTTATTTTTATACTCTACTGTAAGTCGAGGTGTTCGTTTACCGGGTATACCTGATTCCCAAGACGTTGAGACAAAAGAGAAGTATTTCAATCCCGATTCTTTAAAAGCTTGTATATATTTGTCAAAGATGTCAGCGGACTTTAGAATCATATCATCTTCAATAATAAAGATATGTTCGCAGTTTCGTTGAAGTAAAAAGTTTACACAGTCATTTCTACATACAGATGGATAAACGTTTTCAATATGTTGTATCCAGTTACTGGTATATTTGTTTTTGTATGGTTCTCCGCCATTAACAGTTACTAAAACATCAATTTTATCTAAAGGTAAAGAACTATAAAGAGTATCATAGTACTCTTCAGAATTATACGTTGTTATACCAACTCCTATCTTACCCTTGTCCATACTGTTTTTTAATCTGTTTTATAGTGTTTATAGTTTCTTCTTTAAAAGCTACTGTTGCATGTGGATTACGAACATCAAATCCGTTTTTTTTAGCAAAATAATTAGCTGCTTTATGAAAGTTTTCAATCCATTTCTGATCTCTGCGAATTTCAGAACCAGAATGTGCTCTGTCAATTTCTTCAATATATTTGTTACTATCTGCAATGTCAGCAAACCAACGGAACGGGGGATGCATGCCGGCTTTAATAATTTGTTGAGTGTGACAGACATGCTCTAAAGCATTATAATAAAATTCATCCATGAGACCAACTTCTTCAACACACTTTTTTGTATACATTGAAAATGCACCATAGACATTAGGGTACAAACAAACTGAAACTGTTGGTGAATAATCTAGTTTTAAACGCACTGCAGGAGAACCGTCTGGTAGGTAGTTGTCAACACCGTGAAAAGCAAAATTAAAATGCTGAATACCAGATAGTTTTGAAGCTTCTACATACTTTTCAAAAACTGTTTTATCTTTAATAACAATGTCATCCTCTAGAAGAAAAATATAATCGTTGTCTTTGAGATATTTCAAAGCTTGGTTTTTAGCTTTACCGACTCCTTGTTTAGAAGGGGTGTTATTATGTGTTTTTAATCTTCCGCCGTTAATTTGTTTTTCACCGTCATTAATAATATAAAAATCAGAAACAGTAATACCCTCTAAAGACTTGACTAACTTTTTCAAATAATCAGGTCTGTCACAAGTAATAATTCCCAGGCCAATTTTAGTGCTCATTTACAGTTTGTGAAATACGATATAGATCAATACATTTATCAAGAATATCTTTTTTAGGCACGGGTGTATCTAGAAGGTTAATAAATTCATGCAATGCTGTATCTATGTCAATTGATACTTCGTTAAGTTCAGTTGCTGATAACTGAACTGCTTCAAAGATGTTAAAATCTGTTCTAACATGCTTGGGTTTGTATTGACCGAACTTTGAAAGCATTACGTTAAGAATTTGCTCGTTAACATTTCGGTCAACGCAGAGACTAACAAAGTTATTTTGTAGTTCTGTTGAAATGTTTTCTAAAGCAATTTTACCATCTAAAAGCTCTGAAATTTTAATTTTTTTATGCTTGGGTGTTATATTATTCTCAACAAGCTCGAGTGAAAGGTCATCAGTATCAAGAATAGTAAATCCTTTTACTTGATCCCTATCACCAAAGTCAAGTTCGTGAGGGGACCCAAGATAGATAATGGATTTACCGTTTGTATACTTTCTGTGATCTCGGCAATGAAAGTGACCTGTAATAACAAGCTTTGTCTTATCGAGTAATGATTCACTTTCAACACCGTGATCACAGACTTTATGGGCGTTCATTTTGAAGTTAAGAATCTCAAAATGCCCGATAACTACATCACATGGCGGAATTTCTTCTACAGGTACACCCCACGGACAAAAACAAAACACTTTACCGTTTAATGTAACAGTTTTAAGGTCTTTAAAGACAGTTACATTTTTATAACCATCAAGAATGGAGATAGAGTTAATATCAGATTTATCTTTGTAGTAACAGTCATGATTACCAGTAATAGCTAAAATATTGTAGTTCTTTAAAATATCAAAGAACTCATATGCACAGTGAATAGTGTTGACACCAATTTCATGCCTATTGTGGAATATATCTCCAGCAATAATAATATCTTTAATGCCGTGAAGCTTAAGCTCTTTATCAAACCATTTAGCAAAATCTATAGCAATATTGTGCCAGGTTTGTGCGTTTTGATGAACACCTAAATGGATATCAGATATACAAGCTACTTTATTAGAACTAAACTGCATTATGCGTTTTCCGGACGAAAAGAATCATCATACTCGGTATCAAATTTCGAATTCTTTTGAAAGGGGATTTGACCGGATTCAGTAAGAAGGGAATAAACTTCATTCTGATAACGATGAATTGTATCGTGTTCTTTCTTTTCTTTCTTAATACGGTTTTGAAATGCCCGATAAGCAACTTTGGTAAAATACGAGAACGGATTATAGCCGGAATTACACTTAAAACGTTTACGGGTCAAAGCTGTAATCATTTTAATAATTGCATCTCCAATCATTTCTTCTTTATAGGAGTAGTTAATAAAATTCTGAGCGTACCCGAGGCGAGTGGCAATTTTTTGAATCATATCAGCAAGATCTGAGGGAATATCTTTACCGCCAGCTTTATAATACTGAGAGATTAGATTCTCCATTTCAATAGGATCTACGTAGTTAGGTTTAAGTTCTTCTTTAGTACGACGAACTCTTTTCTTCTTTATCTTAATATCTGAGTCCCAAAGAGAAGAAAAGTCTTCTTCATTAGGATCGTAACTAAAATCTTCATCTTTAATTTTTCTACGACGACGCATAATAGATAAGTGTATTATAAAACAACAAATAATCAACTTTCATTTAATTCAGTTACAGAATACGGAATTTGTTCTCTATCGTAGAGTGCTAAACGTTCTATGACATGTTTGTTTCCGTATCTTAAATTGTCCCAAATATCAAAAATGGTTGCTCGTTTTTTACTAGCATGTTTTCTCAAACTTCTGCCGATTGACTGAATAATTTTAATCCGAGCTTTACCGATAGCAGCAAAAATAATATTATGAAGGTTTTTAATATTAATACCTGTAGAAAATATTTTTGAAATGGCAATACAAGCGACATTATCTTGTTCTTCCATAAGCTTACGAATCATTTCTCGCTCTTCAATCTCTACAGCCCCATGAACAAAATGAACCTCTTTATCGGTATTAGCTTGAAGTACCTTTAAGAGCTCTTCACCATGGGCAATTCGATCAACCATTATGAGAGTATTTTTATCTGCTTTATTGACAAGCTTTGTTATGATAGCATTTCTAAATGAGTTAGTTTGCAGCCAAGTAATTTCTTCTTCATAACCTGCAGTAGGATTATGCATAGAAGAGGTAGTAAATTGTGGTACATTACTATACGACAGCTTAAGTGCAGCTACATGTACTTGAGAGATATACTTCTGTTCTCTAAGATCAGCTGACTGTTTGAAATAAATTACTTTACCTATCTTGCCGTAAATGTTCCATTGGTCGATTTTATAGTCTGGCAGAGTTCCTGTAAGTCCGTAGCGAAATACTGCAGGAATTTGATCCACCACTTTATTAATTTTGTTTCCATAGCGAATTTTATGTACTTCATCTATAACAAGTAATTTTATATTTTTAAGTAAAGATAAATCTTGTTTTTCAGAAAGTAAAATTTGTGCATTTGAAATTACTATCTTAGCGTTCTTATCTGGTTCAGTAGAGCCAGTCCACTTAGTAATTTCATTTTCTGATATACCATATTCAATAAAATCAGAATAAGTTTGTGCTACAAGCTGTATATCAGGTACAAGGATTAAAGCTTTTGCATCGTGCTGTTGTTGAATAGATTTTACTAGTAAAGCTATAACGAGTGTCTTTCCCGCTGAGGTTGGTAAGACAATAACCCCTGATTTATTTTTTAAAGCCGTTAGTACCGATTCTTCTTGATAGTCTCTAGGGTTTAAATTTAATTTAACAAGCTCTTCTTTGAGATCGGGAATATTAATGACACATCGAAATTTGTCAGTTACTTCAACATTAAATTGAATATCTTGTTTTTGTAGGAACTGTATAATTGAATAAACAAGCCTTGGTTCAAATCTACCTTGAGGTGTAATGCTATAAAGTCTAGTTTGAGGCCTGTAACCAACTGCAAAGCGACGTTTAAAGACTTGCTGTTTGTCTTCAACCGAAAAATGTTCTCGAATATTAGGAAGATAATCTGAAATTATTACGCCCTTTTTGCGAGAAGAATCATAATCAAAAGTTACATTTACCATTACGTAGTTTCAAGTTTGACAATCTCAATAAGATTCTTAATGTCAAACGAAATAGATCTAAAGTTAGCTTCAATTTTACCAAGATACTCAACAATTAAATCATGCTCAGCAATTTGACCGTCGATCTTAGCTATAAGGGGATGATTTTGTTGAGCTTGTTCTAAGGTTTTTGGATTAAGACCAACAGGAGATTCGTGTTCGAGTTTATCAGCAATTTTTTTCTGTGCTTCTTTTCTGAGTTTTTTAAGCTTTAAAATTTCTTGTTTATGGAACATAAGACGGCCGACCCAGTAGTGACGCGTTGCCGGCAGATCCATTTGAACCTGCTTCATATTAAACTCGTCTACTGTAACGTATTTTTTGATCTCTTCGTTGTATTTTTCAATCAACGAAATAACTGACTGTTCTTGGTCTTCCATAGCTAGTACCTTATATAATAGCTTCTTTTAGATAAGAAACAACTTAAATAATATATATGCAATCGTTTAAGCAATTTTTAGCTGAAAAAAAAGAAAAGCGTAGATTAGATCCTAAATGCTGGAAAGGTTATCGCAAAGCTGGTACCAAACTCAAAGACGGTACCAGAGTAAATAAATGTGTTAAAGTAAGCAAATGATTAATTTAGAAAAAATAATTTTGGATGTTTTAAACGAGCAAAATGTAGCTGGTGCAGTTTTAGGGGCTCCGGCAGCTGGTACTTCTCAATTTTCAGGGGACACATATGCTCCTGGAGATACACGCATTCCTTACTCCATATATGGTAAGGGTGGTGTAATGACTCGGGGAGGCTTAATTAAAGGCAAGAAAAAGCGTAAAAAGAAACGCTAATCTGCCTTTATGGATACCGGTCATTGGCTCATTAACGAAAACGTTTATATACATGAAAATATGTTTGGTTTTATCTATGAGATAACCAACAAAATTAACGGCAAAAAATATATTGGTAAAAAGCAGTGTGTCCGTAAAATTAAGCGCAAACCTCTCAAAGGTAAGACCCGTAATAGAATAGATCAAAAAGAATCAGACTGGAAAACTTATACGTCATCTTCAAAAGAGCTTAACGAAGATATACAAAAATACGGAAAAGAAAATTTTGAGTTTCGTATTTTAAAAGTTTGTGGTTCAAAGTGGGAGCTCGGGTATGAGGAAATAAAAGAACAAATTGCTCGCGACGTTCTTCGTAGAGATGACTATTACAACGGAATTATAAATGTTCGGATTGGGACTCCTCCTAAGAGCCTCTTAAATAATACATAATGGAATTAATTGACGAAAAGAAAGTTTCTGCTTTTAAGCCTGTTTCAAGATGTATGTATTGTAATTCTACATCTTATGGTAAGGGTTGCAAATATGCTCCAAAAGGTGTGCATTTTCATCCCGATGATGCTAAAAAGTGTTCGTATTGTGGCTCGATGTCTTTTGGTCGCGGATGTCGTATGAATCCGTTTTCTGATCTCCATCTTCATGGTATTGATTACAACAAAATGTTTAATGAATCTTTTAAAAATAAATTTTTAACTCAGCAGCTTAATAAAAACTTTACTGACTTTGAAGCTTACAAACTCGGCATAATAAATGAAAAAGGTGATAAAATTAAAGAGCCTATTACCGAACAAGAAAAAGCTGCTTACTCACCAGAAACAAAAACAATCCTTAAGATTAAAAAATATCTCGGATCAAAGTTAGATCTTATTAATCAAACTGCTATTTTAGAAAATACAACAAAACAAGGCTACAATAAAGATAACCACAAAACATTTTTAGAATACGAACAAAAAATAAATGATATTTTTGCCCAACTTCATGAAATAACTGATAATGCTTTAAAAGATGGCTTGACCCTAGAGCAAGTTCAGGCATTATTATAATAATGCATTTTAAAGAATATCCAAAGTCGCGTGTTTGTGGTATAGATTTTTATCCGTGCTTTGTAGAGGCACTTAAAGAATCTTACGCATTTTGTAAAAAATATAAAATTCCTTATAGTTTTAAATCAAAAGATATTCAGAGGTTTTTTTATCATTATTGTCTTGATAAACTTTGCTACGGGTATCAAAAATGTAATTCAAAGTATCCAAAAGCTCTTGTTGTTTATCCTCTTCCAAAAGAAGTAGGATTTACTGATAAGCATTTACAAAATGTATTAAAAGTACTTCCAGTGCCTTGGGTTAAAGTAAAACAATTTGATTCTCCAGATACTGAATATGCAGTTCAAAGAACTTTATCTAATAATAAACTTATTAGTTCTAAATTACAAAAATTTTTGAATAAAAATGCTCTTCATAATTTTCAAAAGAAAAGTAAAAAAATAAAACAATTTTCATTAGGAACAGTTGATTTATCTAACGGCAGACCTATTTAATATAGAAGATTGTAAGCCCTTCGCCAAATACGACGAGAAATTTATTGTTCCTGATTAAATAATACATATGAGTAAATTTGACGCCGTTTTAAAGAAAATAGAAGAAGCGCTGCCTGTTACACCCCAGCAGCAACAAACCGCTACCGGGGCTCAACCCGTTCAACAAACACCGCAACAGCAGCAACAGGCTGTTCAACAAGCTGCTAAGCTTCTTAATATGGATCCAAAAGTATTACAGCAAATTCTCGACGCCCAAAATCAACAACAAAAACCAGCAACTGGTACTACAACACAACAACCTGCTGTATAAATTAAATGGACAAAGTTATTGTCAATTTAATAAAAATACAAAACCAATTAAGAATTCTTCATTGGCAAACAGTTTCTTTTGCCGCTCATAAAGCATTGGGTAATGCTTATGAAGATTTAGATGAATTAATCGACAGTCTAGTTGAAATTCATCAAGGTAAATACGGTAGACTTACTTTCGAAACACCAATTGTTTTAGGTTTGGTTAATCAAAACGAAATTGATCTTGAAGATGTTCTTATTCAGTTAAATGATTATCTTACCGGGCCATTTAACGAAATGCATGACCCTGTAAAAGACACCGATTGTCTTAATATTAGAGACGAAATCCTCGCTATTATTAATAAGCTACGTTATCTGTTAACGCTTAAATAATAAAGCGTTATGATAGACCAAGCTTTTAGTAGCTTTTATCAAGAAAGTATCAACAGGTACATTGTACTTGAACAACAAGAAGGTATTATTAAGCATCTTACTCATCTTGAGGAGCTTATTCTCACTAATCAAAAACAAGGCCTAGATATGGCTATTGAGTTTATTAAGGCTCTAACCGAATCATTTAATGGTAATGCAGATTCAGGGGTATTTACAACTGTAAAATATGATGGTGCACCTGCTATAATTTGTGGTTATAATCCAGAAAACAATAAGTTTTTTGTTGCCACTAAAAGTCTCGGAGCAAAAACACCAAAGGTAACCTATACTCTACATGATATTCAAACCAATTACGGTCAAGCACCCGGATTGGCTGAAAAAATGAAGCTAGCTTTATTGTATTTGCCAAAAGTTATTAAAAGCAATGTATATCAAGGCGACTTTATGTTTGATAAGGCCACATTACGGGAAATTGAATTTCAAGGCGAAAAGCTTATATCTTTTAAACCTAATACAGTGACATATGCCGTTGAAGCTAATTCAGAACTTGGCAAAAAAATCCAGAGTGCACAAATTGGTATTGTCTTTCATACTCGTTATACCGGATCTTCTTTACAGCAATTAACCAAATCAGCAGATGTTAATGTTTCAGAGTTTAATCAAACACCAGAAGTTTGGTTTGATGATGCTAAATTTAAAGATATGTCAGGCACTGTAACGCTAACAGATGACGAAAAAAGAAATATTGCAGAAACACTAAACCTAATACAAAAAGCCGGCGGTGTAACTGACTGGTTGGCATTACCTAATGAGTTTTATGTACTAGCCAACACGTTTATTAACACATTAATACGTCAGGGTAAATTTGTTGATGATCCAGAAGAAACGTTTGATAATTTTCTTGTATGGTATGAGGGTAAAATGAGCAAAGAAGTTGAAAAACTTAAATCAGAATCTGGTAAACTGAGAAAAACAGAAGCTATTAAAAAAGCTGTACAGCTTTTTAACACTAATAAGATGTCAGTAGTAAATATTTTCAATATTACTAAAAAATTAGCAGATTTAAAAAAGATTTTCTTTAACAAATATAGTACAGCTATTAAAACAAAACAATTTTTAGCTCAGCCTGATGGTACTCTTAAAGTTACCCCCGGTGAAGGGTTTGTAGCTGTAGATAAGTCAGGAAATATGGTTAAATTAGTCGATAGGCTTGAATTTTCCCGAGCTAATTTTGCTGTTTCTAAGGAGGAAAAGTTTAAATGATAGCTTTTAACCAGTTTTTTACAGAACAAATAAGAGACGGTAAACTGGTTATAATTTACTCAGGAAGATTTCAACCAGCTCATAAAGGTCATGCTGCAGCTTACAATGCTTTAGTACAAGAATATCCAGAAGCGGATGTTTGGGTTGCCACTTCAAATGTCGTTAAACCAGATTCGCCGTTTAACTTTCAAGAACGTAAGTTTTTGTTAGAAAAAGCTGGTGTACCAGGTGATAGAATAGTACAAGTTGTAAGTACCTACGTTGCTAAAGAAATAACTTCAAAATACAATGAAGATAAAGATCATTTAATCTATGTTGTTTCTCAAAAAGACGCTGATCGTTTTTCATACAAACCTAAAAAAGACGGTACAATGCCGTATTTACAAAAATTAGAAGATACTAAACAATTACTCCCTATGAGTGAAAAAGGTTACGTAAAAGTAGGAAAAACTTTCCCTTTTAAAGTTTTAGGTAAAACAGTAATTAGTGCTTCTCAAATAAGAGATATGTATAAACATGTTTCAGAGTCAGAAAAAAAACAAATTATTGTAGACCTTTACGGTAAGTTTGATCAAAGTATATATAACTTGTTTAATAAAAAGTTGAAATAAGTTCCAAAGGTGGTATAATACTGCTATATGAAAAATAGTAGTACGGTAACTTTAGAACTCAAACAAGATGAGGCAAACATGCTCCTAGAAGCCCTATTGTTCGCTTCTTCTGTTAACGTCGGAGCAGATTGGTCTGAGAAAGACATTAATAAAATGGTTTCTCTTTCCAAAAAGCTTAAAACACAACTCAACGGATCAACTAATCTTAAAAATATTGTTTTTTATCAAGAAGAAAATTATGAAGATAGTTGGACGCAGTCTGTGTTTAACTTTTTTAAAGATAACTTAAACGTCGTACCTCTACAACAAGCATAATGACAAGATTTGAATCAACTAAAATTATTGAGCTTGGCTCTTGCGCCTTTCGGCAATGGAGAGCTGAAGGTACACACTGTAAGTATATTCACGGTTATCAATTAAAAGCAAAATTTTGGTTTGGTTGTATAGGTTTAGATGATAAAAATTGGGTTATTAATTTTGGTGGTTTAAAAGACGTTAAAAAGGTTTTACAAGATCAATTTGATCACACCCTTTGTATTGCAAAAGATGATCCGTTACTGCCAAGTTTTATTCAATTAGCAGAAAATGGCGGTTGTCAGCTTCGTATAATGGATGGAGTAGGTATTGAAAAAACTGCCGAGTGGTGTTTTAAAAATGTGGACCCTATAATACGAGAAATGTCTGTAGGTCGTTGCTGGGTCAATAAGGTTGAAGTTTGGGAACACGATTTAAATAGTGCAATTTATGAGCGAAAAAGTTGATATTAACAAAGAGACGTTATTTTTGTCTGATGACTTAGTATTTTATACTATTGAAGGAGAAGGTGAATATATAGGGCAGCCATCAGTTTTTATGCGTATGGCTATGTGTAATTTAACCTGTATTGGCTTTGCTTCAGAAGATTCACCTAACGGGTGTGACTCGTTTGTATCTTGGTCAGTAAAGAACAAAAAGACATTTGCGGAAGTATTCCAAATGATGGAATACAATAACTATATTGAACATCTTCGCAATAGAGCCATTCTTAAATTAACAGGAGGCGAGCCCTTCATTCAAGAAAAACAGCTTCTTAAATTTATAGAAGCATTTATTGAAAGATATAATTTTACACCACGAATTGATTTTGAAACAAATGCAACGCTTGTACCATCAGAAAGGTGGCGTCATGAATTTAAAGCTACATTTACAACCTCACCAAAATTGTCTTCTAATGGAGATCCCGAAGAAAAAACATATAAACCCGAAGTGCTTCGTTGGCACGTAACATACGGTTCGGGCTTTAAATTTGTTATTACATCTGATAAAGATATTGAAGAAATTTGGCGCAAATATGTCGATGATGAACAGGGTATTAACGTACCTCTTTATCGTATTTGGTTTATGCCGTGCTGTGGTTCTAGAGAAGAACATGTACAAAATGCTCCTGCTGTAGCTGAATACGCAAAGGCTATGCATGTTAATTTTTCTCCTAGATTGCAATTGCTTATTTGGAATAAGGCCCTTAAAGTATAGACATGAAAATTGCATTCATAGGTACTCAGTGTAATGGTAAATCTACACTGATTAAAGAGTTTTGCAAGCGTTGGCCGATGTATAAAGAGGTTAAATCGACCTATCGTAAACTTATTAAAACCGGTAAAGTTACTAATAACGAAGAAGGTACTGCTGAATCTCAAAAAACCATTCTTAATGCAATTATTGACGATACGCAAAAAGCTATTGCAAAAGGAGATGAGTTTTTAGTATTTGATCGTTGTGTAATTGATAACATTGTTTATTCACTTTGGCTTAACGAAAAAGGTAAAGTATCTGATGAATTTATAATGGATTCGAAACGCATTGCCTTTGAGGCTATAAAAGTTTTTGATATTATATTTTATCTGCCGTTAAGAGAAGAAATTAAAATTGTTCCTAAAAAAGGACGAGCTTTAGACCCTGTTTATCGTCAGGAAATTGATAATATTTTTAGAGCTGTTGTTGGTACGTACGAAAAGAGTCAAGGTATATTTTTTCCTAAAGAAGATTGTCCTGCTGTTATAACCTTAGAAGGACCAGCAGATCTTAGAATTGAGCAAATACCTTTATATCTTAAACCGAACGGTAAATTTTACGGAGAAGAAGACGGTTCATTGCTAGCTAATATGTGATTTGTATTAAATAATAATACTATCACTATGTTTAATTTTACAGATATAGTATCTGATATCTTATTAGAAGAACCACAACAAGGTCAAGCGACACCGCCTAGTGGTAACCCGCAGAACCCAACTTCCGGTGCTGCTCAAACACAGACTAATAATCAAACAGATGTCAATGATGCTGAAAAAATAAAAGGATCAGCTGGTTTTATGGAGTTGGTTAATGCTTATAACACACAATATGGTCAGTCACCAAATATTAATGAAGCATTAAAAGCTGCTAATATAGTTACAGGTGGTAAATACCTTGCTGCTAAATATACGTCGCTCGGTTATATACCATTTATTGATGCATTTGCACAAGTTTATGCTTTAATTGAAGATGATAAAAAAAGAAGCTACACTCAAACGGATATAATTAACACAATATTAAGTGAACCTGCAAAATACGATCCGGTTTTTAACAATGTAGCTGCGGCTATCAAAAAAACTACTAATTTGCAAGAATATTCACCGAGTAATCCGGAAGTTAATAGAGCCTGGTTAAATTTAGTAAACGAAACCAATAAACTGTCTCAAACTGCAATACAAAGTTTAGGATCAGATACAGTACATTCTGCAATTGTAAAAATTATTGCAAAAAGAATACCCGTATTAGATCGAGTAATGGGGCTTAAAGGTATTATTAAACCATTTAATAAAAGCCTTATAACACCCGTTTTACATCAATTTAAAAAATATACAGGCTATAAACAAGGTGATGCTAAAAAAAACCCGGCTGGCTGGTTAAAGGATCGTTTATGGCCTAAAAAAGTATCAGGGGATTTTAGTAAAATGGTTGAAGATATTTCTGCTAATAATTTATTAAATGTGGCGGTTTTAGCATATGAATATTACATTTATTTGTTAAGTACTCAAGGCAAACCGCTTAACCCTCAAAAACAAGAAATGGATCAGCAAATGAGGCTGCCAGGTTTTGAAAATACAAGTTTAAATTTGTTTAATAAGCATGTTGGTAACATTTTAAATGAAATAAGTGGAACCGGAATAGCTCAGATGGCTAATAAGTTTAAACAGCAACAAAAGCGCCAAACACCCCAGCAACAAAAACAAGAAACATCTGGTTTACCTGCTGAACAAATAGAAAAAATTTCTAATCAAGTAGGAAATATACCTGATCCTGATTATACAACATTTATAGACGACGGTGAAAGTAGGTATTTACCAGGAATTAAATACAACTTAAGCACTATTGCAAAAGATCCTTCTAATGAAGCTAGAGCACTATATAAAGCATTAACCGATATGGCATACTTTGTAAGACCTCGTTTAGGTCTTGCACAAGTTGCTGGCGCAACTGCAAAAGCACTCGGAGCTTTAAGAGTAGGAATGGGCCCTGTAAATTAATATGAATAAGTTTGATCAAATTTGTGAAAGTTTTTTTCCGACTACTATGAAAGTAGTCACAAGAGTTCGTTATCCAAAACAAATCCAATTTTCTGAAAAATTTCTTAAATCTTTAAAAGAAGAATTTACAAGACTTCAAATGATCGAAGAAGCTGAAGCAGAAATAGAAGTTAAACCAATTCGTAATTACAAAGATAAGTTTTTAAAAGCTATTAACTTTTGTGTTAGTAACCTCAAGTAATTTTTTGCTTCATTAAAGCTTCTACTCCAGAATAGGAGTTTTGTACAATAAACTTGTAAGGTAGTTCATCTAAACAAAGATTACAGCAAATCTCATTTACGTCTTTGTACTTCTTAAGTTCTTTAGGCCATACAAATAGTTTTTTATTCTGTTTGATAAGATTCTTAATCTTCTTTGACATCTCTTTGTTGTTCTTATCATTATCATAGACGTAGATTATTTCTTTATCGACACACTTTTTAATAAAAGCTTCTTGTTTGTCGGTCATTGAAGACCCGCCCACGGCTACAGCGTTCTTTACAAACATAGCGTCAATAGGCCCTTCAAAGATAAAAATATACGGTATGTTATTATCTATATTGTTTTCGCCATATAGATTCTTCTCTCCGTACTTTGTTAGATATTTTGGATATGTGTCTCCGTCTAAAGTTCTTGACTGGTAGCACTCAATTTTACCAGACTCTCCATAAAATGGAATTATAAGCCGGTTTTTATGCACTTTGTCTTTAAATGAAACATACAAAGACTTTGGTTTATTAACAGCGCTAAAAAGTCTGCGCAACTGACAATATTCAATTACTTTTCTTACAAATTTATTATCCCTATAAAATTCAACCTGCTTTGGATCACAAATATCAATTGAGTCGTCAGGTATAGAAGGTATCTCTATTTGTTTAACAGCTTCGTTTTGTTTCTGAATTTTATTTTGTATCTGAGAAGTAGGAACAAAGTTTTTAGTCTCTCTTAAGATTTCCGGAATGGTTTTTTTAGTAACCTCATGAATCCAACTAAGCTCAGTCCAAGACTTACTACAATTAAAACAATAGAAATACCTATCATCTGGAAAATAAAAAAGCCTACGCTTGCGACCAGCAGAGCTACCTTCCCCACATACACAGCACTCTGCGTTATATACTCTTTGATATTTTTTGTATACAGGTCTTTTGCAGTAGGAGTATAGGGCCTGTATGACATAATCTTGAGGTAACCCTTCCACCTCTATATTATATATTAACCTTGTCCGGCAGCAATATCTCTTTGACGTTTTGCTGAATTAATAATAAAGCCTTTTAATACTTCTGATAATTCTCTAGCTTGTTCGGCAAGTTTAATTATTTTTGTAGAGGTTTCGCGGGAAATACCTTGAAATAAAGAACCGTTTCTGTCCATATCGGTTACCATTTGCTGAAGAGAGCCAGAATCAACACCGTTTAGAGTATCTGCGAACTCATCTAATTTCATAATATAGTTTTTAATTGATCCAGAATCTCCAGCTGGTTGTTGTACTGGAGCTGGCTCGACATCATAATTATCTGGAACAGGAATACCATCTTCAGCAGTTTCAGGTGATGGTTCTTCAGCAGGTACTTCATCTGCAACCGGGGCTACATCGTCCTGAGGTACTGGAAGCTCATCTTGTTCAGTAATAAACACGGTTTTGTAAAGACTATCAAATTTCATATAAATAGATTATATATATTTATGGGGGATTTACTATTTTTTATAAATTTAGTATGTTTAGTACTAACTATAATGGTTATATGGTTTAAATCAGGAGCATTTGTAGAGTATGCACAATTATTTGGATTTAAAACTTTACTATTAGGTTATGATAAAGACCCAAATAACCTCTCTTTTCCGCAGTATTTGTACGTAAAATCGAAATCTTTGTTTAAGTGCTCGATTTGCCGATTTATTATAGTACTTATTACTTGTCCTCTATGTTTGGCCTTTTGGCTCTGTACTGGAGCCGCCTGTTTGTACGGAACAATTTTATTAACTCCGTTATTCTATATAACAGTATTAGTTAGTTACTTCTTTCTCGAGAGGGTTCTTAGTTAAGAACTCAACCATTAAAGATAAACATTCGTTTTGTAAAAAATCTAATTCGATTATCTTATAATTTTCATTATTAACAGAAAACCAAACCACTTTTAATTTATCGATCTCGATTTTTGCGTACTTTTGTATAAAGATCTTATATAGAGATAACTGTAACGTGTAAATGTTTAGTTCACACTCATCAAGATGCTGAACCGGGTATTGAAGTTTCTTTTCAAA